TCGTGTTATAAAAATAAGTGAAGAAGCGCCTATACCTGTAGTAAGAAATACCAAAATTTATGAAAAAAAGGGTATGGCAGCAAATGTAAATTTAAATTTGCGTATGTTGGGAATTTATCCAGACTTTGTTACTTGTACTGAACAAATATATAAAAAAAGAATTGTAGATGAAAAGACTAATCAAAAACTTTTGCGCATAGATTATGACCCACCTGTAGCAGTTTGGAATAGGCAGTTGCCCACTAGTATAAAAAATTATGATGCTATAATAATTTCTGATTACAATAAAGGGTTTTTAGACTATGCCAGTATTTGTTATCTTATTGAAGAGTCTAGAGGTTTAGTATTCATTGATACTAAAAAACCCGATCTTCAACAATTTTATTCTGATCGTGTATTTGTAAAAATAAATGAGTTAGAATATCAAAAAACCACAAGTAAACCTAAAAATTTAGTGGTGACTAGAGGCAGTAATCATGTATTATACTATAATGATGGTAAGCAAGTGTATTCACCTTTCCAAGTACACAAACAAGAAATAACAGATGTTTGTGGTGCTGGAGACACATTTTTAGCAGCATTTTCGGTAAATTATTTGCAAACATCAAACATAGAAAATGCTATAATGTTTGCCAATAAAGCATCAGCCGTAACTGTACAGCACTTTGGTAACTATGCACCAAGTTGGGAAGAAATCGACAATGCCTGATATTGATCTAGATTTAGCAGATAGAACAAAAATTTTAAGTAAAATTAAACATATAAATGCTGCTATTATAAATGACGATAAAATAAGCCAACATAATACTGGCATATATTGTCAGGACATTCCATACAATGCCATAACAAATACTGCCAATTTAGACTATAAAGTTGCTGAGTCTCGTGGGTATTTCAAGTTAGATTTTCTGAATTTAAATTTATATCAACAAGTAAAAGATGAACAGCATTTAAATAGTTTACTCAGTAAAGAGCCTAATTGGCATAAATTATATGACAAAGAATTTTGTTCCAGGCTAATACATATAGGCAATCATTATGATACATTAATTGCGATGCCTGAGGCAGTAACTGACATCAACAAAATGGCAATGTTTTTAGCTGTTATTCGTCCTGCAAAGCGTCATTTAATAGGCAAATCTTGGGACGAGGTTGCTAAGACCATATGGATCAAACCATCAGACAATAGTTATTATTTCAAGCATAGTCATAGTGTTGGGTATGCTCATTTAGTGGTAGTAAATATGAATCTACTGGAAGAATCAGACCATTCTTCTAACTAAAGTAATACTTCTTCTTTTGCTTCGTTTATGGCCTGTATCTTTCAGGCTCACTGCTGGGCCGTATTTCAAGCATACATCTTTGCTATTTAATGTTTTAAGAATAGGTCTAAATTCAGCCCAATCGCCTTTAAGGAAAAGGTTAATGGGTATCATTCTATTACTTTCCCACCACCAGCTTTCAGCCAAAGCCAGAAATCTTTTCTTTTGATCTTCTGTTTTCAGCATACCGAAGTCATAAATGCTAGTAATAACATCGTCTTGATTTTGAATTATACCTATATATTCGTTCGTACTATAAGTTACAAAGCTTAAAAACGGGTATTGGTCTAATAAAGTTTTAATATAATTATCCACAAGATTATTTATTGGTTGAGCAAATGGATACTAGCAATTTGCTAAATACCATATGCAACAAATCACAAGCTATTTATATGATAATGTCGTATTGGTTCAATTTGATTTGGATCCTGAAATTAAGCAAAGGAACAGAGTAGTGTATACAAAGCCCTTACAAATATACAAAGGTATAGACAATGTCTTAAAAGTTAAAGTATTAAATAGCGATCAAAAGCCTGTTAATGTAGCAGCATATACAATGACCTTCAACATTGTAGATGATTATGTTTTTACTAATGCAAATACAGTTTTAAGTAGTAATATAACTGTAGTTAATGCTAGTATAGGATTAGGCACAGTAACTATATCGCAATTAGACATGGTCCAACTAGATAGGGAAAGATACACTTTTAATGTAAAAATAAATGACGGATCTGCTAATGTAGCAGCATATGTTGATGACAATTATGGAGCTGCCGGGCAGGTAATTGTAAGTAGTGTTGCATATCCTGTTCCTCCACCTGCTAATTTAGATTTAGGGTTAGTAAGTGATGGGGTAACCAGTGCGATATTTGACTTTGGGAACATATAATGAGTAAAACAGTACAATGGAAAAGAGGTAATACCACAGTTAATTCTACTTATGTGGGTGCACAGGGTGAAATTACCGTTGACACTACAGATTGGAGTTTGTATGTTCATGATGGTGTTACCCCAGGCGGATATAAAATTAGCAATGATATCGATTCTAATGTCAATATTGGCAATTTAAATATTGTAAATCAAACTATATCAGGGTCTCAAGCTAATCAAGATATCGTATTAGACCCACTAGGTACTGGTAAAGTAAGTGTTGGTGGTAATGTTTCTGCAACTTATTTCTTAGGCAATGGTGCTTTACTCACTGGAATTATAGATTCTGTAGGCGCAACTGGTGCTACAGGTGCAACTGGGGTAACAGGCAGTACAGGAGCTACAGGTTTTAATGGAGCCACAGGGGCTACAGGACTAGATGGTGCAACTGGTGCAACTGGGGTAACAGGCAGTACAGGAGCTACAGGTTTTAATGGAGCCACAGGGGCTACAGGACTAGATGGTGCAACTGGTGCTACAGGATTTAATGGTGCAACTGGTGCAACTGGAATAGGAACCAATTATAGTAATGCCAATGTCGTTGCGTATAGCCAAAGTGGATGGGAAGGCAATATTATACCAGCAGCAAATGGAGTATATACCCTAGGTAATATTACAAATCAATGGGCAAATCTTTGGGTAACAAATAATACAATTTACATAGGCAATGTTGCATTAGGAATTACAGATAGTAATATATTAACAATTAATGGACAACCTACATTAACCAATGACTCGAATACTTCTATTACTACAGAAGGTAATTTAACTGCATATAAATTAGAGAGCACTTTAGCGTATTTAGGAGATTTTGAATTCCTAGGCAACAAAATTAGTGCAGAAGATATTATAATTGAATCTACAGATGCAGACATTCTCATTAAATCAAACAGTGATATTTTTGCCAACATTACTGATCAAACTTTTGTTATAGAATCACACTTAGGTAATTGGACTTTCGATGGTACATCAGGCAATTTAACACTGCCAATGGGTGGTGTTGTTTATGAAACTAACATTCCAGACGGCGGACTTAGTGGTAGTGCCGTTGCGTTAATGCCACCAGGTGGAACCAATGCCGATCAACAATTGCTGGTTTACCCAACAATAAATGATGCTAATCACCTACACCTAACTAGCGGCAACCTATACAATACTGAACTTTATTTGGGTAATGACGATTTATATGTAAAATTGACTAACACTGGGAATATTTCTCTTAGTGCTAATAATTTAATTGATTCTGCATTATGGCAATTCGGAGTTGACGGTAATGTCACATTACCGCAAAGCAGTGTGATTACTGAAGAAACTGTTCCTGGAGGCTTTCCTGGTTCGGCTGTAGTTATAAAGCCAGATGGATTTATTAATGATAACCAAAGATTATTAATTTATCCAACTGGTGGTGTTGATTATAATCACCTACACTTAACATCTGGTAATCTTTATAGCACTGAACTATTCCTAGGTAACGATGATTTATATCTTAAATTATCAAACAGTGGTAACATTATAATAAATGCAAATGATGGTGCAGGCAGTTCAGCGCAATGGACATTTGATACGACAGGAAACTTAAATACTCCAGGTAATATTATTATTACATCGGGCACTGGTGGTGATATAATAATGACAGGCGGTAATATTACTGGAGCAGCTAATATTACTGCTAACACATTTATTGGATTAGGAAATTCTAAACTAGACTTTACTACTTACGGTTCTAACAGCGCATATCTAACAACTACTAATGATGATTCTACTGCATTGTTTATGGGGGCGGTGTCTGCTGAGTTATACGCTAATACATATGTTAGCATTAGAGCCAATACTGGAGGAACATCACAAACATGGACCTTTAACGACAATGGCAATTTAGCCTTGCCGTCAAATGTATCAAGTATTAACTATGCAAATGGACAAAGTATTCTGACTGGATTAGGCGGAGGTGTCGGTAACTATGGAGACAGTAATGTAGCCTCTTTATTATCTGCATTTGGAACTAATACGATAGTTACAACTGGTAATATTACAGGAGGCAATTTAATAACTACTGGTTTAGCAAGTGTTACAGGAAATATTACTGGCGGTAATTTAAGAACAGCAGGGAACCTTGTTTTCACAGCAAACAGTGGTCAAATTACATTTAATACTGGTGCATACATTAGTGCCAATGGTACAGGAGTAGTAGTAAATGGCAATGTGACAGCCAATAACTTTAGTGGTAACATTTCTATCACAGGTAATGTTACTGGTACAAGTCCTAATGTGACCTTAGTTGCAGGTAGTTATAGTTGGACATTTGATAATAGCGGTTCACTAACATTGCCAACGGGCCCTAACGGTAACGAAGGCGGCGAAATTGCTTTTACTCAAGCAGCCAACAGCACACTGGGGGGCAACACTGTTGTACTCGACCAGTATGTTGATCTAATCAGGTTCTTTGAAGGTGGTGGTACAGCTCGCGGTGCTTACATTGATTTGACCCAGGCCGCCGACGGTGTAGGCACACTGTTGAACAATCGTGTGAGTGGAATAGTTAATGCTGGCACATTTGTCATAATGGACAACTTAAAAGCCACGGTAACAACAAGTAGCAATCGTGGACTAAGTTTGGCCACAGTTTCTGGAACAGTTACTGGTTTTGTATCGTCATCTTACAGTCTTGTGGTCGGTGCCCCAGGTGGCGCCGCTGGAAACATTTCGTTAACAACCACACCCAGTACTTCTATTCAAGGTTACAATTTTAGCAGTGAAGGTGACACTGCCATTTATGTTGTTAGAGACAACACAAACAACAGAGTTTATCGTATTACCATGATGATTGGCGGCAGTTATAGCAATAACTTTATCAGCTTTGAGAGATTGTTATGATAATACAAGGTGTAACAATAAAGGGAGTTCGTGTAGTTGATGCTACTGCTCCAACATTAGGTCTTGTTCTGTATCTAGATGCAAATCAAAGCGCAAGCTATAGCGGGTCAGGTACAACAGTAAATGATTTGTCTGGTAATGGATATACAAATTCACTAAGTGGCGCAGTATACACTATGTTGAACGGTGTTAAATGCTTTGATTGTACTACAGGTAATAATAGAGTTGTTGTAAATGGAACTGGGCCTTTATTGCCGACAACAGGATATACATATATTACATGGGCTAGATTAATAGCGTCATCATCATTTAGAACATTACTTTATACATATTCACCCAAATACACACCAATCACAATACCTAATGGAACAAATACATTAGGATATTGGGATAGTGAATTTAGAACTTCAAATTACGACCTTGCTTCTTCGGTAGATGTTTGGGTTCAATATGCAGTGGTCGGAACTAATTCTTCTCAAAGATTTTACATAAATGGTACAGAAGTTGGCAGTTCAATAGCATATGGAGCAGGAGGAACCACACATTGGGGTTGGGGTAATAACGATACTGCAGGTCAACCATGGGGTCAGGTAGCAAACTTAAAACTGTACAATGTTCAATTAACCGAAGAACAAATTAGGCAAAACTATTATAATCAATTATCAAATTTTACATTACCTAACATCGTAACATCAAATCTTATATTATGGTACGACCCAAATTTTGCAACAAGTTACCCAGGTACAGGCACAGCAATAACAAATCTTGCCAGTACTTCCTTAGCAGGAACAATGAGCAATATAACTTTTACAAGTCCTTATTTTAGCTATAACGGTAGTAGCAGTCAAATTAGTATTGCCGATAATGCCCTATTGGAACCTGGTAGTGGTGATTGGACAATGGAAGCCTGGGTATATTTAAGCAGTAGTAGCGGCAGTAAAGTTGTAATGGGTAAATTTGATCCGGGTGGCGGAGCACAAGATGTGTCATATAGTATACGAATTATCGGTGATGCCATTTATGCTCAAATAGGTAACGGTAGTAGTGTAGTAGACACACCCGCTTATACAATACCATTGAACACTTGGACGCATGTAACTTATGTTTGGAAAAATGTAGCCACTAACTCACTGGAAGCCTACATTAACGGAGTCAGCGTAGGTAGTGTGTCGCACAGTTTTTCAAGTATATTGAATACATCAGCAAACTTGTATATAGGATCATATAATGGCGGTGAATACAGTCAATGGATGAATGGTCGTATAGGTGTCACAAGATTATATAATGCAGCACTATCGTCGGCACAAGTTTTACAAAATTACAATGCAAATAAGGCTGCATACGGATTATGAATACAATAATAGGAAATGGAATTACAATTGGAGCAGGAGTATGGATTAAACCTGGAAGTCTAACTTCGGTTTATAAGTAGATTAGTCTAGAACTAAATAATATAATAACAGGATTTATGACATGGCAAGTTATACCATTGTAACATCTACTGCAGCAAATGTTGCAGGCACAAACACTTTAAACACTACTAAGGTCAGAATTGTAGCAAATAATACTTGTGTATATGCAATTAATGCACCAGCAACATTAACCAGCAATGTGGGACCTGCTATTCCCGCAAATAGACCTACAGATATTGTTTTAAGTACTATTGGGCAAAAAGTTAGCGTGCTACCTGCCAATGGCGGAAGCACATTAATCACATTAACTGAAATAGGCACAGTATATCAAAGTGCAATAAATCAAAACAGTACAACTTTCTTGAATACATAATGAAAATAGCAGATTTTTTAGGACACGAATTTAATCTTTTTAATAAAACTAAAAAAGATAAACAGTCCATTGATGAATTTGTTGGCGATGTAGAAAATAGACCCAATCACAAGGCTGTTGATGCAAAGACCACTGACCAGGCTGATACAAAAACAATGGTTGCTCCATTACAACAAAAGTTAGAATTGCTTAAAATTTCCTTCTAGCGGGCAATTGCCCCAGTCTCCCGGGGTAATTTTTACAATGATCAAATTTGCCTAACTTTTTTTGACTTCAACATAATATTAGTTTATAATAATAACATGTCACTTTCTATTCAAGAATTCGTAATTTCTATCCTTCCAGGCAAGAAAAAACAAAACCAAGCCGGTTGGATTAGTTTCAATGCAGTTTGCTGTCCACACAATGGAGAAAGTCAAGACACAAGGGGTAGAGCTGGAATTATTGCTAGTCCTGATGGTAAAATCAGTTATAGTTGCTTTAATTGTAAATTCAAAACTAGCTATATTCCAGGCAGAGCACTTACTTATAAATTTAGAAAACTTCTTGAATGGTTAGGTGTAGATTCTTTAGAAATAAAACGACTAAGTATCCTTGCTTGGCAAATAAAAGAAACAATAGATCCAAATACTATACTGCCAATCGAAGATGAAATAAAATTTGAACCAAAGCAATTACCCAAAGAAGCATTGAATTTTTTTGCCTGGGTAGAATTTTATGAACTAGCAGAACGGCCTTATGATAAAGGATTGGTAGATTCTGTACAATATATCTACGATAGAAAAATATCATTACAAAAATATGAGTTTTATTGGAGCCCAGAAGTAGAGCATAAACTAAGTCATAGGGTAATTATCCCATTCAAATACCGAAATGAAATAGTAGGGTATACTGCTAGGGCTTTAAATTCAGGTATTGTTCCAAAATATCATAGTAATCATCCAGCAGGGTTTGTATTTAATTTAGATAATCAAAAAAACGATAGCAAATTCGTAATAGTTTGTGAAGGTGCTTTTGATGCAATGAGTATAGATGGTGTTAGTACACAAACAAATGATATTAGTGAACAACAGGCAAACCTAATTGATGAATTAGCAAGAGAAGTAATTGTAGTGCCAGACTTTGATTTACAAATAAACAAAAATGGAAAAAAAGTTTGGCCAGGTGAGCAAATGATTAACAAAGCCATAGAATATGGATGGTCAGTAAGTTTCCCAGACTGGAGAGAAAATTGTAAAGATATTAATGATTCTGTTGTAAAATACGGGAAATTATTCACTATATATAATATTTTACAAACAAAAGAATCAAATTCGTTAAAGATTTCTTTACTGGCAAAAAAGTATAAACAAACTATATGACTAAAGAATATAATACAGATCTGCAAAAACTTTTTTTGGAAATGCTATTACAAAATCCAGAAAGTTATGTTCGAATTCAAAATATATACAATCCAGATAATTTTGATAGGAGTTTAAAAACCACTGCCAAATTTATTAAAGAGCATGTAAGTCAATACAGTACCATGCCCAAGCTGGAACAAATACAAGCAGTAACAGGATTAGAATTAAAACCAATACCAGACCTTGCAGAGAATCATTATGAATGGTTCATGACTGAATTTGAACAATTTACTAAAAGGCAAGAACTAGAAAGGGCAATTTTACTCAGTGCAGATTTAATTGAAAAAGGTGACTTTGACCCAGTTGAAAAGTTAATCAAAGATGCAGTACAAATCAGTTTAACTAAAGATTTAGGTACAGACTATTTTGCTGATCCACGCACTAGATTAATGAAGATTAAAAATAACAATGGGCAAGTCAGTACTGGTTGGCCTACATTAGATCGTCGTTTGTTTGGTGGTATGAATCGAGGTGAGCTTAATATATTTGCAGGTGGTTCAGGCAGTGGTAAAAGTCTTTTCATGCAAAACATTAGCATAAATTGGATCACACAAGGACTAAATGGAGTGTTTCTTACATTAGAACTTAGTGAAGAACTTTGTGCTATGCGTATGGATAGTATGATTGCTAATGTAAGTACTAGAGAAATTTTTAAAGACTTAGATAATTTAGAAATGAAAATTAAAATGGCTGGCAAAAAATCTGGCAGTCTTCGTATCAAATATATGCCTGCACAAAGTAATGTGAATCAAATTCGTGCTTATTTAAAAGAACTAGAAGTACAAACAAATCAACGAACAGATTTTATTATGGTTGATTACTTGGATCTTGTAATGCCAGTAAGTGCTAAAGTTAGTCCAAATGATTTGTTCGTTAAAGACAAATATGTCAGTGAAGAACTAAGAAATTTAGCTAAAGAATTTAATATTCTTATGATTACTGCAAGCCAACTTAATCGTAGTGCAGTTGAAGAAATTGAGTTTGACCATAGTCATATTTCAGGTGGTATTAGTAAAATTAATACAGCAGATAATGTATTTGGTATTTTTACTAGTAGGGCAATGCGTGAGCGT